CCAACTTTACCGTCACTATCAATAACAAAATCTGCTGTCTGACCATTGCCATTTACAACCTCTAAAATGTTTGCAGAGGTGTGTATATTTCTTGCGAGCAGTTGTATTGCAGTTACCCCGTTTGCTGCGCTAGAAGCTACTTGAGCAGGACCGTTTGTTTTTTGGAAATGAAGTTGTTGTATTGTAGATCCAAATTGTATTTCAGCAGAGTTGCCTCGTATGTAGCGAGTGGTGTTTGTTCCAAATTGAAGTGTTCCGAAACTAGTAGAACTGGCATCTTCAATTATCCCGATACCCTTAACGTGGAGTTTTTGCGAAGGATTCGTTATTCCTATGCCGACTTTACCGTCTTGGAGCATTGTTATTACATCAACAGGGCTTCCAAGATTTTCAGATTTAAATTTTAATTTATTGTCATTCCCACTTCCTGTTCCCTCATAGAACATTCTCCAACCATAACCAGAACCATTACCTCTGTTACCTATGTATATTGCAGCGTCTGCACCAGCCAAACCATCACCACCAATGTATAAATAGTCTTCTGTTTGGGGGCTCGCATTGGCCCCCGTTGTAATCATTTGTTTTCCTAAAAGCTCTAATTTAGCAGCGGGATTTGTTGTTCCTATACCGACTTTACCATCGGATTTAATACGAACTCTTTCTGTCGCTGTGTTATTTAAAACAGGAGAGAAAGTAATCGCTACATCTTTGTTAGCAGACGAAGAGAAATCTGCATTTTCTTTTGCTGCTGCGATTTTTACTCCGTTTGCACGAAGATCTGGAGACATCACTAAAGCGGAAGTCTGCGTGGTAGTATTCCCCTGATCTAGATTAAATAGCTTAATTTCAGATGCACCACCTGTTTGCGTATCCCGTATGTCTAAAATACTATTTGGACTCGTTGTTCCTATACCAAAGTTACCGCTCCCATCAAAACCTCCATAAGCAGTTGTGTTACCATAAAAATGTATAGTATCATTAGCTCCAGCCTGTATTTTTATGGGGTTTCCGTTGCCTGCGCTTGAGATTAAAAATTCATCGTTTGCTGCGCTAGGATTTTCAAATCCAATATAACCAAAATCAGTCACAGAGTTGGACCTTCTGAAACGGATGACGCTGTGTTGAGTAGATCCACCTTTTACAACAATGTCGCCTCTGACATCTAATTTATGGGTTGGATTAGTTGTTCCTATACCAACGTTTGCAGTATCCCTGTCAATGGTAATTGCTTTTGTATCATTAGCAAATGTTGTGTCGTTAGTGCTATGAACTCCAATATTAAATTTGTTTGCTGACCCATCAAATTGCAGAAAACCTCCCATATGGTTGTTTCCTTCTACCAACCTTAACAGAGAGCCAGTTTCGTTATTGTTTATATTATGGATGCTTACTGTTGCAGTATTACTGTCACTACTATAGACAGTTAAATCGCTTATTGGAGTCGCTGTTCCTATACCAACATGATTATCCGCTCCATTTACGAACAAAGCGTGTGTGGCAGTATCACCCTCCACTCTAAAATCTAAATCACTTCCACCTTCGTTAATTACTACCCCTCCGTTAAGCTGAACAGAAGTTGTTGTCGTGTTCCCATTGTCGCAAACGTCTTGGAGAGTTTGAGTCTCCGCAGGAGAATCTCCAGAGAGGAGATAGGGAACACCGTTATTTGTTATGCGATTACCAACGCCAGTCCCCAAGACATCTCCAGAGACACTTACTCCAGAAGCGATGAATTCTCCGTCTCTCTTAAAGTGGAATCTAGACAGTGCAGAAGTGTCTGCGCGAACATCTATATAAGCATCACCTTGATAAGACGAATTGGCATCTTGCACTCCAATATCCAATATAGAATAATTTGTCGAGTTGTGACCCGCTCTCAAGACTGATCCAGTGCTATAGACCATTAGATTGCCTTGTTTGTGGTAACCTTGCTTACCTATGGATACTTGTTGGCTTTGGTGTTGAATCCCCGTGTTATAAATCTCTAATTGGCCATTAACTTGGGTTGTTATCTTCCACTTAGTCCAAGTCCCCCAACCCATTTCTATGCCATGCTCATCATAGCCATCTATTTTCAAGAAAGGCATTGTATCTCCAGCACTACTCGATCTAGGTCCGAGTAAGAGGCTACCGCTTACTTCTACTCTTTCAGTCGGACTATCTGTTCCTATACCGACATTACCAGCAGTTTCGTTTAGTAATAAATCGGCAGTTGGGTCGATGCTTAGATCTCCAGCGTTTGTTGTAATCTTTCTATTGCCAAGACCACCACCAAAAAATGTAAGGTCATCTGCTACAATATCAACACCATGAGCGTTGTTAGGGTTGGTGAGCGTGAATCCATCCGCTGCATCCATTTCAATTTTGCAGTTAGCTGCCCCTTCAATATCGTTAGTCCCTATATCAATGTTGCCCCCACGGACCTCAAGAGCGGAGCTTGGAGAGTTGGTTCCGATTCCCACATTGCCAGTAATGAAAGAATTGCTACCATCTCCAGCTAATCTAATCGTTTCATTAGAACCTGTATCATACAGTCTTAGTTGACCGCCCCCAGCAGAGAACTGAACTATTCTCGCAGCTAAATTATTATCGGCTTTTCTTATAGAGAAATCTGCTGATGTCCCCACGATTGTCAAAGCATCATCAGGAGTTGCTGTCCCTATTCCAACATTACCATCATTTTCAATAGTAAATTGAGGAGAAGTGCTAGTGCTATAATTTGAAAAAATTCTAACCCCTTGAGTATCATTGAAAGAAATAAGCGCACTGTTACCAGTATCTCTTAATTCTATTTGTGGAGTATCATCAGAAATTACAAAGTCTGTATTAGAAGCTCTTTTATCACCACTACCAATTGAAAAAGTCGCACTTGGATCATCTGTTCCTATCCCAACTTTGTTTGAAAACAATCCAGTAACACCAGAGATATGTGGGCCTGTAGAAAGAATCGAGGTGCTTGTGCTGTTGCCGCGAGTCGTTACAGTCTGTAAAGTATCAGCCTCTGCTGGATTATTCTCTCCAGTAAGGACAGGAACACCACTAACATGCAGTCCTTCTCCAAAATATCCAATCGTAGGAACATAAACGCCACTAGCAAAATCTAAAGTAGCCGTATGCATTCCGCTAGAAGCGTGGACTCTATCTTGCCCATCTGCTAAAACTGTCGCTCCAGTGTGAGCTACTGGTATCTCTACTTTGTTTCCTAAAGCAACAGCATAGTCTCCACTAACTTTAGAAGCTTTTCCTGGGCCTACAAGCGCAAACCGACCTGATGATTCGGTAAACCAACCGCCAAGAGTAACGGAATCGTTTCCGTAATTTTTATTTCCTTCTCCCCCTAATACAGAACTAAATGTTCCATGAATCTCATTTTCTTCTCCACCTCCGATAAAAGAATAACCATTGCCTCCTGAAATTATGTGTGCATTACCTCCAACTATAGCAGATACACCATCATGAATTTCATTTACTTCGCCACCACCGATAAAACTAGATGTGGCATCTTTTATTTTGTTGTTTGAGCCTCCCCCAATTATAGAATAATTAGAATTTAAAATATCATTATTTTTTCCTCCAACACTTGAAGAATATTGACTACCCGTTATATCTATTCCCGATCCACCTCCGACAAAGTTAAATCCTAAAAGACTACCTGATATTTTGTTCCCAGCACCACCTACCAAAGTATTAAAGTGTCCACTAATAACATTTCCTGTTCCTGCTAAAATAGAAGAACCTGTAGCTGGAGAACCTCCTACAATTATACCGTCACTACCAATAACAATTGATTGATCTGGGAACATTACTATTTTGTTAGTAGTAGCTCCTATTCCAAGAAAGTTGCTTTGTATTCTAGTTATCCCAATTCCTAAAGTTAAAGCATCATTTTCGAAATTAATACTTTTATCACTATCCCCATTAAAAATAATTTTTGATCCATTATAATTAATATCTTTGGTTGTAGCATTGCCTCTGTCTACTACATCTTGCAGAGTATCAGAGCTACCACCTGCTTCATCTCCAGAAAGTAAATACATCTTACTATCTGGCCCAGTTAAACGCCCACCAATCCCTGTTCCTAATGCGTTACCACTGACATTTAGATTACCACCCTCTGCATCATCTCCATCTAAACCTCCTTCGATAGTAAAATCTCCTACTAATAATTGGTCTCCTTGGTTATAAAGATTTAAATCTGGTCCTTCTACTGTCGGTTCAAGAGTAAATGGCCCTACAGTAAATAATTCCTCATTAAATCCTACTTCAGTGTCGGCAGCTAATTTAAAAAATAGACCTGTTCCCTCTGGAATTCCATCATTGGCTGTTAGTCTAATTCTTTGCCCTTCTTGCACAGAATTAAGGGGGAAGTTTCCTACTAGAGATCCTCTATTTGTCGTGAAGTCTTCACCAGTTCCATGAAATAAAACAACATCTCCTAAACTTGTGAAGTTTGGTGATTCATTAAACCCTAAATCAAACTCAATAAACCCAGTGACACCCGAATCATTTATAGGTTGATTGTTAAAATATTTGATGGCATCAGCTCTGTCAGCAGCGGAGGATATACTACCAGTGTCTGGTGGGCTATTATTTGTATAACTTTCATTTAAAACTGTTTGTCCCGAAGACCTAACAAATACTTTATCGAAAGTAGCCGTATTAGCATATAAGTAAAACTCACTGGTATGGACACCCCCGTCTTGGTTTACTACTTCATTTCTGATTCCGAAGTTTCTAGTGAAAGTCCCGAAAACATCTATGTTTTGCGAACTAGAAAAATTAAAAGTAGAGTCCCCACCAATTCTATAATCAGGAAAAACTACACTTCCATCTGTATTTAAAATACTTATTTTCTGCCCACTTACAAATGGGTCAGCAGCTATTTGTGCCGCTGAAGATAATTGCTCTCCATTTCTGTTTAAAATATTAAACTGTAAAGTTACGTCAGCTCCTTCAGTATAAACTCCACTTCCAGTTGTAATTTTTGATAAATCTGTAGAGTCAGCAGTGAAAGATGTTTGAAACTCATGGATATCGTTTGTAGTAAAATTACCTTCATAGTATCCGCTTGCGGTTATATCTCCTGCTGTTGTTCCGATACCTATCTTACCCGTTTCCCAAGTAGTGCCTTTGTATATGGCCATTAAAGCACCTGAATAATTCTTCCCTTTTTCAAAAATATATGGAATGGTTGTTCCTATACCAATGTATCCTGTGGCTTCTGCTCTTAAATCTCCAATCGGAGTTGTTCCTCCAATTGTCGTTACTCCTCCTGTGATCAAACTAGTGCTACCAATTCCAATCGTTGTTGGGATGGTATCTCCTATTGCTAGCGTGTTTATAAACTCTACATCATTCCAGCCTGAAGCTACAGCTTTAGCGTTTAAATAACCTCCTGCTCCTGTCGAACCTGTAGCAAATTCTCTGGCTTCTTTGGCGTAAACATATGCTCCGTCAAATTTGCTTAGTTTTAATATACTATATCCAGTTTCGTTCATTAGAGTATTGTTATTCTATCTAAAAATGATTTAGAAAAGGTTAGAGATTCTTCATAAAGGACAAATATACCTGATGATGCGTAGTCAGAATCGAAATATGCGTCACCACCACCACCACCTCTATTTCCTAATGCATTCACCTTGAAATTATATACACCCACCTGATTAAGACCTGTAAATTCTCCTCCAGTAGTTGTTATAAATTCACTTAAAGATTGCCCATTAGGTAAACCTAAAACCATATTATATCCTGTGACAGTGTTAGCTGGAGTGATTCCAGTCCACATACCTGTGATAGTGAAGGTTCCATCTGAAGCATTAGGGACTCCTGTTGTAACATTGTCAAGAGTGGGAGCATCTAATGTTTTATATGTGACTCCATTGATTGTTTGAGCTACTTGATAACTAAAGGTATTTACTTCGTTTTCTATACTTATATTTTTATCAATTAAATTAAACTTGCCTGTATCGTATTTCGTAGCAGTAACCAAGTATTCATTAGTGGCTTCCTCCTGCATAGAAATGACTTTATAGAAAAATGGACTGGCTTGTTTTATTTCAAATTTCGCAGGGCTACCTAATTTAACAAAAGGTAATATGCTTGGGTCGCTGAAACCAGAAACTATCGATCCATAATCTTGATCTATAATAGATCCTGTAACACTTAAAATAGATATTTGATCTGGAGTTGCTACAGAAAGTTCAGATTCAGTTATGCCCCTTGTCGAAACTTCAAAATTAGTTAGACCGCTAAAGAAGGTGGGTGCTGGTGAAACTGCTCTTCTGCTAGTTTCATCCATATCGAATACTGATATCTTACCAGTATTAAAATCAGATAATGTTTGAGCGCCAGTCCATTCAGATATTAAATCGCCAGATCTTAAATCAATAGCTCTCGCGTTTCCTTCTCCTGTGCCTGAAGCGAATATCCAACCAGTGACACCAGTGTCAAAGTAAACCATTGTCCCACTTTCGGGTAGACCTGTATAAGATGCATATTGTTGAAATCTGGCTTCGTCTGATCCTGTGGCTTCAGTGTATCCTTGGGTGTAACCTGAAAAAGAATATTCTCCTGTGTATTTTGACCAACTATCACCAACTATACCTGTTACTGTAAAGCTGTCATACCTTTGTCTTCTAGTGTTAGCTGTTTCCTCTAATTCTAAGTAAGAATCAGAACCAGTAGGATTATAAACACTTAAGACTCCCTCCATTGATGAAGAGTTAAATTGGTTTGTTAATCTAATAGTTTCCGCTTCTAAATCTACGGCTAATACCTTTCCGAAATTAGCTATATTAGTTTTTAATTCATCTTCAATTATAACGAGATCCCCAGGTTTACACAATAGGCTTTCTAGTCCTGCGGTAAATGCGACTTGTTGATTCTCTTTTATCTTAGAAAATATTTGGTGTTGTGCAGTTCTGCGAGCCATTGCTCTAGATGTGATACCAATACCTTCTATTTTTTTCTTAAAAATACCTCTCTCTCTAATATCTTCTTCATCTTCTACCACCTCTATTTTAGGTGAAAAATTATCAAATCGATCTCGATATCCTACTTCTATACAATTAAACTGCTCATCTCTTCTGTTGTTAGAGTAAAAGAAAAGACCATCTTTGACGCTTTCATTTGTGAACAAGTTGACCGCTCCTCTTGGTCTATCGTCTACAAAATTAATTTCTGAATTACTAAAGAATGTTCTGCCTCTGAATAAAGCTGCAATAGTGTTTATTGCGTCAAAAATCTTTTGTCCTTGATCGAATACAATATTGCAAGAATATCTAGGTTCCTTACCTCCTCTTCCATCAGTTACTCCTTCGAAATATCCGTCCTCGTCTACAGCATCACAAAATCTTCCTATTTTATATAGTTGCCACTTATTAATAGTGTCACTATCTATATGAGTACCCATGCCATATCTAGAGCTTGTGAGTAAATCATATAAGATCCAAGCTGGGTTATCTGTCCATACTAATTCATTTCTAAAAGACCCATCCCAATCTCCTTTGTAAATTAACTTATCTCTTCTACTCGTATTATCGAAAAGTTCTTGATTGTTATAATATCTTTTATCTCTCCCTCTTTTTGTGGGGAAGTAATTACTCGGGACTTTGACTTTTTTTAATTTACAGTCAAAGCTTCTTCTAGGTATGTTACCAAAAGCTCTTGAATCTAATTTTGTTCCTACTATCGCAGAGTAAGGGTAAGGAAGATCAACTGGAATTATTTCTGTCACCTTTTTTACGGAGACTACTTTGGACAACAAAGCGGAGTTTGTTTCATAGGAAAGTTTACTAATTCTTACATACCTTTTTTCATTGCTATCTTGCTCTAAAGTCCCAGCTTCTATACCCACTTCACCATCAGCACTTAAAACTTCTTTATTTGTACTTTTAGATCGAGGCAATTCAAAAGGTCTAGATAAATAATTAAGGTTATCATCTGCGCCATTAAGTTGAATTACAAATTCTCTGCCACTTGAAGTTTTATAATCAGGATTTCCTAAATCAATTAAGGTATTCCCTTCGATAAGAGCTACTATACGATATGTGTATTCTTTATGTTTTTTAAAACCTCCATTTTCGCGTATAGCCCCCGTCTCTATTTTGATGTTTAGAACTGATGGGAATGTAGTGCCTATTTTCAAATCTTGATTGTCTTTATTTCTTCCCGTAAAGACATTATTTACATCTTTAATTAAAGTATCTTTTAAAGCTGATACGTTTAGGGTGACAAATACTTCGTCTACATTAGGATTGTATATTGTATGAACAACAGGTATCTCTCGTTCATCAAAATTTGCGAATGAATTTGCTCCCCAACTTGAATAATTTCTAGGCTTACCTTCAGCATCTTTTCTCTCGTCATCACTACCCTCGTTTAAAGGTAAACCATCCACTAAATCTGTATTATAAAAATCTGCGGTTTCTCCTAAAACTCTGCTCCTATTTAACATCGAAGTGCCAATCTGAACCCTTTGAGGAGCATTTGACTGTTCATTCAGGGCGTTTGGGTTTCCTTCGGCTCTCGCAGTTCCGAAAGGTCCAAAAAGCTCTCTATCATACAGATGATCGATAAAAACTTTGTTAAAATATTTGAATGGGTCTTGTGACTCTTCTCCTTTTTTAAATTCAGCTAAAACATTACTATAATTGTATTTTAAATTAATAGCATTAAAATTATTTACAGTAGCATTTGTCTCTATAATTTGATTTGTATCAAGAGTTTTTGCGTATTTAAAAGAATTTAAATCACTTAGTGCTGCAATTACTTCTTTAGGTATTTTGTAAGTAAAAGACGCATCGGTAGTTTGCCGTCTATTGCCAATATTCTCCAACGGATTTGAAAAAGATGGCTGCGCTCGAATCCACCCCCCGATTGGTTCTGTTAGAGGATCAAGTTCGATTGGGAATTCAAAAATCAAAAATCCATGCATAGTCCCAGTTAAAGTCCCATCAGAATTTATTTCAGGGCATGTTACGTCTGTCACTCTCATACCCGCATTTTTCATTGCTGCGATTAAGTTGAAGCCACTTTGTGTCCCAACTGGAAAAGTGGTCATACTAAACAATTGGTTCCCGTCTAAAACAGATTTATCTAAATTGCTATTTGAATCCTCTACTTTTACTATAATAACTCCCCCGTATTCTTCTGGATTTAAGTAATCTAAAATTAAATTGTTTACACTATCTCCAGTAAAATTTAAAATTTCTAAAGCTTTTTCAGCTAATCTTTTTTGTAGTCTATTGCCTCCTTCTTGGTTATTATTAGAGAATAATTCGTAGATAGTATCTAACTCACTAGAAACTGCTTCATTAATTCTGGTTTCATTTTGAGAAAATGCTGCGGTCCTATTTATATTCCACCGTCCCCTCCCAAAGCCTCCTGTCGCTTGACTGTAAGCAGGTTGGAAGGCAAAAATAAATTTAGATGAAGCTAAAGAGCTGTCTGCCCAGATAAGACTGTTAAGCGTCCCTATGGGTGTGTCTAAACCTCTGAAAGCTGCATTAGAATCACTATATCCAGTTTGTTGTTCTCCATTTAAATACCATTGGAAAGTTTGATCTCCAGCGCTACCTCTGTATTTTACAAAACCTCTAATAAAGAGATCAATCGTATTATAACTTCGTATGCCAGCTATAGTTGTGTGGTTTTTTCCTTCTTCTGTGAGATAAACCATAGCCACATCTGGATTAGAAGACGCTTCCTTATTGTCAACTCCTCCAGGAGTGCTAGATGGAAGAGCTGTTATTTTTCCATCAGAGCTACGTCTAGGAGCTTCTTTTAATTCTTGGAAAAACTCGCTACAAAATGCGACACCTTTAGTACTATCCAACCCCATATTGAGAGTTTCTATAGTTTCTAGTTCTAAACTAGTTAAGTCATCTCCAGTCGTATCGGATTCTGTAGTTACTGCTACAGCGGTATCATCTAAATAAATACCTTGTAACATTTCTAATCCATCTACAATTTTTCCATTTGCATTTACTATTCCCTCAATGGGTCCATCACTAATTAAATCTAAAGTTTCTGCATAACTAAATGAAGCGCCGTATTGCAATTCTCCCATCACAGGAGGTTTATAGATGGGAGGTTTAGGTTTTTTACTACCTTTGCCAGCGCCAGCGATGCTAAGTTTTTTTAGTAAGTGTTTCATTATATTAAAGGCCCACTTTATTTCCTACGAAAACAGGGTTTCCAACTCCTCCTAAAGATTCTTTTGGTGTTTGGTGTTGAGGAAATGATTTAATTGTAGCCTGAATTACTTGCGAGCCTACCTTTAATCTACCATATCCAATTGGAACTGGAGATCCTTGACTAGCTACGTTTACTGTATTAGAAAATATTAAAGAAGATTTGGAGCCATCTGCATCAATTTCTAAAGCTTCTATTTCAGGTTTTGGGGTCAAGGCGTAAGAAACTGCTGCGAAAAATAATGCGCTTGCGATAGTAGCTAACAACTTACTTCCTCCTACGAGTGGTAAAAAAAATGCTGGTCCCGACCCAGCTATAGCAGGAACTAAATCTATAGTTTTAGGGTTTTTTATTCTAGAAATATGTTCTTCTTGAGTGACCCTTTCTTTATTGATTATAATATCATAACAGAATCCTTGTTTTTGTAATTCCACTAACCTTTGAATAAAACCACTTCTGTTGCAATCTATAGCCTCTAATACATCTTTAGGGTTTGGTATGCTCAATTTAAAATTATCGCCGTATTCCCGAGCCAAAATTCCATGTATGTATACTTGTGTCATGCTACTGCCTTAATCCTTTCTAGTATATTTACATCAGCTTCTATGGTTTTGGGCGTATAAATATTTATTTTTTTTGTGTTAAGACTATAAATGAGAAAAGGTTGGCAACAATTGTCTGACATTTTAATGTCAAAATCTGATTCTGTTTCATCTCCTAATATATGACTATGAAAAACAGCGACCATATCATAGGAATCTTTGAACAAAAGATAACTCAAAGGGTTGATCAAGAAATATGATCTAGGATCTTCGGAATCATTGTCTTCTAATTGAACAATAAATTCTCTACTTTCATGATCATACCCAAGAAAGCCACATATTTCCTTTGTGAAATGCTTATGGGCTATTTCTTTTATCTTATGGAGAGCTGAAACTTCCCCTTTACATTTGTGCGTTTCTGCCATAACTAAATCCATCAGTTCCTGGAAATCCACCAAATCTTGGTTCTTTAGGTGTCGGGTTGGGTAAAAGTGTTTGCGGTCCTTCTGCATAGGTTTCTTTAAAACCTTCGAATTCTCCGCTACCTGTTAAATGATATGGGCCGACAGTATGTATATCTAACATTCCTAAAGTAGAACCGCCGTCAACTATTCCCGTGCTAGCATCCCACCAAGCTACTAAACTATCTCCAGTCACTCCACTGTATGTTCCTGTGCATTCATAATACTCCCTTGGTGCAAAATCTAAAACATTTGTAACCTCATTTGGAGTTCTGACTCTTTTGTATAAGAAATCTATCTCTTCTTGATTAATAGCTCTGTTCCAAACAGCCCACGGTCCTATGCATCCGTTCATAGAAGTAGTGTAAGGGGTTGTAACACCTCCGTGTCTGGTATCGTAACCTATCCTTCCTGGGTAATATTCAACTGCTCCCAACATAAATGTTTGAGGTAATGCTGGCAAGGCGACAGGCATGTGAGATAGACTGGTTGTAGCTAATCTCTCTGCTAAACTGCCGAAGTTCCCAAGATTCCGTGATAAATTTTGGTTTTCCTGATCCAGTCCATGTCTAGCAAACCTAGTGGTATTATCAGCAGATTTACTGACACCGTTTACAAAGAATTTTATAAGTGTGTCTTGTTCTGCATCCTCACCATTAACAAAATTGGCTGTTCCTGTGCTGTTAGTTATCACATATTGAACCCATTCTCTTGAGTCTCCCCCATCTTGTTCTTCGTTAAGGGCGACATTTCTAAAAGCGTTCTTGTCGGCATTTGTGCTTGTACTACTAATTTTATAGCCTAAATAGTTAGCGGCAATTGTATTTGTTTTATCACCTCTTCTTTTTCTTGAGCTACTACCATCTTGTGTTTGTGTAGTTGTATTAGCGTTGATGTTTAAGAATTGCATATTAGGCCAATTCTGATCGTCTCTTGGTGTTGTGCTTAAGACTCCAGCACCTACAGGGCTGTTCGAGTTAACATTCACCCATCCCATAATTGTCCATGCTCCTGTGAAATGGCCAGTTAATCCTTGTTCTTTAGAATGGAACAATCCTGTATGAGCTGGAATCAAAGGATTATCTTCACTTGGCATACCAGATATCCTGACTCCACTAAAACCACTTTGTATATTTTGTGCAGATACAAAACTTACTAAGTCAATACCATTAAATCTTTTGCGACAAGCTGATAGTTTCTTAGTGCAACCATCTTTTTGCCAATATGTAGGATTACCTTCTGGAGATTGACCAGTGTTACCAGATACACAGACAAAAATTGTTTTTAAAGGTTGACCCTTATTATTAGGATCTTGGCTAGGCAAAAGAATCGTCGGGCTTTCAGTGACAGCTATATCTCCTTTTATGTATCCTTTTGTGGGGTTCCATATCGCATTTGGATCAGCCAAAAAATATGTTGGAGACGCAGCAGCGGCAGGGTCTGCATTTCCTTCTGGCCTATATCTAGGGACTACTGGTCCTCCAGTTGGGTCAAGGAACGCTTCGCCATCCGCTCTCTCTATAGGGATTCCAGCGTATCTGCACCCCTCTCCTCGATATTGCCAGTAACAGAACTTAGATACGATATTTCTATTATTGACTGAAAAATTCTCTAAATCTAATGGCGAGTTTAACTCAAATTCTGCGAATACCTTTGATTCTTGGGTTTTTCTACCCATCAACCATGTTTCATCTGTTAGCTCCGCTTTAGAGTCTGCTGAACCAAAAGGGTTTCCCCCTTCAAAGTTTACATCGTCTATAAATTTTACAGAGACTCTTTTTCTTACTATCTTGGCGTTCTTAAAATCATTGTAATTTTGCAGGAAATTGGTAATAATATTATTTTCATTGGCTACTTTTATTTTTGGTCTAGCTAATTTTCCATCCGCTAATATATCAAAACCCTCTGCTTCTATCGCTAATGGCAAATACTCGACACCTTGCCAAACAACTGATTTGTCGTAAACAGCGCCTCCGTGAAAACCTAAAAACAAAGTAGGCTTGTTAATTCTGTCAGGGAAAATCCTAAACAATTCTAATATGGCGGTTGGTTGTAGGTCTAATAGACTACTTGCTACTTTATTTTTTCCTTCTGCCGCCATATTTTAAATTACACTTTATTATTATATAATATAAAAAAGAAGTGAAAATTACACAGGTAAAAGACCCTGCTGAAGTGTGGCCACATTTTTATGAGTTTTGTGTGGAATCAAAACCTTATGATTTCTGTTCTTTTAAATCTAAAATCTTAAGAGATCATAAAATAAAAGATATATTTGCAGAACTTTGCGATTGCCAAATCTATTCTTTAACAGGAACCGAAGGGCCGATAGCTTACTATTTTATATCTGTAGAAGAAATAAATATACATTTACATTTTGCCTTCGCTATGAGTAATAAAGCTGGTTTCTCTAATAAAAAATTTGGATTAGGGGCATATGAATTATTTGACTCATTACAAAAAAAATACAATAAAAACTATACGAGGGGTGAAATAGCACGTATACACAAGGCAGAATCATTTAAAAAATGGATTGAAATTTTTCAAAAACGAGTTATCTTTCTAGAAGACAAAGAAAAAACATTGGTCTGGTGTAAAAGAAATCGTATGAGTGTAATATTTAAAGTAGTAGGAGCAAACAAGACTACAGAGCATCTGATGGGTAAAAAATCAGAAATGGGTTTTGTGAGGAAAGGCTCAAGAACAATAATAAGAGAATTATTCTTTGATAATAAAAAATATCTTTTTGATGAAAAAAGTGTTGATTTCTTAGTTGACCGTGTTTTAATACACGGATACCTATCAGATGACAAAGAAAACGTAGGTAAAATAGCATTAGAATTCCAACCGCATAAATAAATGAAATCGAAACCTATCCTTTACAGGGTATACACAAAGAAGGGCGAGTATCATCATGGCTACAGTGCAGAGCTAAACGGATCTCGCGATTGGGCTATTGATTGCGCTAAAGCAGTTCGAGGCATTGTAAAAGAAGTCTATGATGGCGATATCACAGAAAAGCTTATTTTTGATTCTAATTACAAAGCTAAAAAGTAGTGTTTGCTATAATTAAATCTATTTTAAAATCTTTAGAATTATTTTTAAATATAAAAAATAATAAATTTTATTACGACTTACATAAAGAACATCAAAAAACAGAAGATCAAATTATCGATGAAATTGAAAAACTTAGGCAAACTGGCACTAATCATGATGCTGATAGGGCTGACCTCTTGCGCCAGCGACTCGCTGATGAACGTAAACAGTTTAAACATTTATCAGCCTTCTACTCTAAAACTGAAGCAGGGTCTTCCGATACAGACTAAAAAAGGTATCTATACACCTCAAACTGATGAAACTTGGCATTCAGATGCACGGTTTAGGCGCTTGGAAAGAGAGATTTACTCTGAAAAATAACTTTTGTCAAGTTTTTCTTGACTGAAATTAAAAAACTGTAATAATAAAAAACGTATATGAAAAAACTAGTAATTGGTCTTATGACTGTATTGGGCGCTGCTTTTAGTAGCGCGGGAACTGAAACTTCTTCTAATCTTACTCAAGGTATTGCTGTAGATATTGGAGTTTCTCATACTGAATTAACAAACACTAGGGGTCTAAAAGTAAGAGATGATGCATTTAATTATTCTCTTCTTCTTGGCACTTCGGTCGGAGGAGGATCTCTTTCTGCTGGTGTAGGTCTCTTCGAAACAGATGATGACACTGATTCACAGGTTGATGTCTCTTGGAGTAGAGGTGTTGATCTTTTGGGTCGAGCTTTCGATGCTAAAGTATCTTTCCAAAAGGTGGAAACTGATTTCGGTGACTGGGAGCAGGTTGGTTTGGGTTTAGCTCACTCTCATGAGTTAGCTGACGTAAGCGCAACTGTTTGGCATGAGCTTGGATCAAGCGCTTCTTACGGTGTAGAACTTACTGTCTCACGTATCTTTGAAACCCCTGTCGCTAATCTTAGTGTGATTCCATTCATCACATCTAACTTCGCCAACTCTTATAATGCAGTAGAGGTTGGAACTGTTGTTGATTATGATTTTGGCAATGGACTTTCAGTCGCAGCTAAAGCTACTTATAACCACAATGATGTAGACAACTCACCATATAGTCTTGATCATGATTGGAATTTCGGACTAGGATTTAAATACGAATTCTAATAGCTTCCTAAAAAAAAATTAATTAAAGCCTCCCGAAAGGGGGGCTTTTTTTTGTATTCCGTGTAAATAGTTAAACATGGAACCTGAAAAGTCTATTTTAAGGGAGTTTTTGAATGGAGGGTGGTTAGTGCCACTTGTAGGTGCTGCTGCTATGTTTGCTAGATTATTATCTGGAAATAGTGGGTTGTCTTTAAAACAACAATTTAAAAGAGTAATTACAGCGGCAATAGCTGCTGGAATAGCTTGGTTTGTATTAGAGCAGACGGATGTTTCTTCGCTTACAAAAGCTATCACCTATGGTATAATAGGTGTAATTAGCCCAGAAGTAATAAGTGGAATTGTAAGACTGGCAGAAAAGTTCGCTAAAAACCCAGAAAAATTTATTAAAAGATGAGACCCAAGTTTATTGTTTACTGCCTAGCAGCTATTTGTTTTTGTTTTTCGTGGAAAGGTTTAATCCTTACGGAAGACATTGATTCTACTTTAGAAGAAAACGCTAGGCAATCAGAGTCTTCTATAATGGAAATAGGTATGTGTTTCGATTGGTATGGAGTTATAATTGTTGATTCTGTGGTTAAAACATCTCATGGAGTTATCTCGACAGCAGAAATGGTCGAAATTTTAGAAGAGGAGAGTCTTAATAAAGATAAATATTTAGAGGGATACAAGAAGGATATAACTCCAGATGAAGTAGAGTTGGCTAATTTTGTTTTTGAACAAGAGAAAAAAATAAGTGTTTACGTTGATAAATTGATTGAGTGGGGGGAAGCTGGTGATGTAGATAAAATCAAAGCTTCAGTTCCTATCATGTATGAGATGACTGACCCCACGATTGATGCAATCAACATTATTATGGATACAAAAATGTATTACAATGAATCTAAAAGTAAAATTTTAAATAATAAAATAACAACTTATAGAGATTTTATGATCTTAGCTATCGTATTATGTTTTGTAATGTCGATATGTGCTGGATTTAACAAAAAGTGCGCGTAATGAATTTTAAAGGTAAAAAAGAAGTTGTAAAAGCGGTTCAAAAACTCCTTGGTATTTCTGCTGATGGTGTCGATGGGCCTGTAACTTGGAATGCTATATTAGCTCGAATATCCACTAAGAATGAAACAACTCCCAAAGGAGATATTGCCGAAAAAATGGTTTCTTTAGCGAGGGGAGAAATAGGTGTTTCAGAAGTAGATGGTAGCAATTGCGGTCCTAGAGTTGATCAATATAAAGCTGCTACTTGGTTAGATGCAGATAAAGGTTGGCCTTGGTGTGCCGCTTTTATTTGTTGGTTGGTCAGAGAAGCTATAGAAGGAGAAGATGTTTCTTTCAAACGTCCTAGAACTGCGGGGGCTTGGGACTTCGAAAATTGGGCTAAACAACAGGATGGCAAAGGGGTGGATCTCCGCAAACCAAGCAATGAAGATATAAAAGCTGGTGACATTGTTGTTTTTTCATTCTCTCATATAGGTCTAGCTGTTAAAGATATCGACTCAAGTGGTTATGTAGTTACTATTGAAGGTAATACAAATGGAGCTGGGAGCAGAGAGGGAGGTTCTGTCTTAGAAAAGAAACGTCATGTTTCTAAAATAAGAAGTAGAATCAGAATAGTTCAGTAGACATATCCCCACCTTGCTTTATAATACTTGATGAATAAATTTAACATCGAGGTTAATAGGTATGACATTTTTAATTGGGTTGTCGGTAGTTCCGTCTTTGATCCTATCGAAAGATGTATTGATCCAACAAGGTATGAAACTTTCGATACCTTTATCTACGATAGTAAAACAAAAGAAAATGTTTTTCAAACAGAAGAATACGAAAAATTCTGTGCGGAGGTGACTAAACTCAAAAAATTATCTCGCAAAATGAAAAAAAGAGAGGTAGAAAGTATCTGCGAAGAAATTTGTGAAATCGCACCACAATATGTTATATTAAATAATTAAAAATGTTTTTTGGGTTTATAAAAAAAATAATTAACTTACTAAAAAGTTACAAGAAAGCGGTTAACGAAGTCGTTTCTCCAAGAGTCGGTATCGGTTCGACCAGCGTTGGTATCGGTTCGACGAGCGTTGATATCAGTCTAAGGAATTTG